ACTAAACAATCAGAAACTAAACAGGAGAGTGAATAATGGCACGTTCACCGGGCGTATTTTACACAGAACGAGATGAATCATTTGGTGTTCCTGCGGTAGCTACTTCTGTTGGTGCCATTGTTCTTAACTCTGATCGTGGTCCTATAGGTCCAACTATGGTCACCAGCGGTCGGCGTTTTCTTGAGCTTTTTGACGAACCAACAGAAGATACACCAGCTAAACATACTGCTCTTGAATTTCTAAAGGAATCAAGTCAGTTATATGTTAAGCGTGCTGTCGTTGATGCTGAAACCGCAGAAAAAGAAATTGATTCTAAAGAGGAAGAAGAACCAACATTTACTGTTAAAGCAGAAAACCCCGGCGAATGGGGTAACCATGTAAGTGTTGAGTTTACGCAATCCGACCGTCAGAAAGAAGATGATCGTTTTACAATTAATGTTTATTACGATGATGATCTTCTAGAAGATATCGAAGTGTCTCTCGATCCTGATGCTAAAGATGGTTTCGGTAAATCACTTTATATTGAAGAGAAGGTTAAAAATCTTTCTGAAACCATTCGTGTTGAAGACGATCCATCTGTTGATGATGATCCAGTTTTCGATCAAATGTTTGAACTGGAAGGTGGTTCAGATGACACAGAATCACCCGGAGATAGTGAACTGATCGATGCTGCTCAATGGATGAGGAATCGCGAGAAATATTCTATCAACTATATCATCAACGCTGGTTTCACTGCTGAACCATACCAAAACGAGCTTGTTGATATTGCAGAAGATCGTGCTGATACTCTGGCTATTCTGGATATGCCAGAAGATGATGTAACTTCAGATAATATTATTGAATATAATAATGAAGATCTAAATGTTAATTCAAGTTTTGCTTGTATCTATGCTGGTTGGCCTCAAATTTACGATCAGTACAATGATCGGGAAATTTATGTTCCACCGAGCGGGTTTGCTGCTCGTGTAATGGCACATACAGCAAATGTTGGTGAAGTTTGGTATGCACCAGCAGGTGTCCGTCGTGGCGTCATTAATGTTCTTGGTGTCAAAGAAGTGTTTGACAAAGGCACCCGTGATGCCATTTACGGCGAAAACGTTAACATGATTCAAGAATTTGTTGGAGAAGGTGTTCAGGTTTGGGGTCAGAAAACACTTCAACGCCAAGCATCTGCACTTGATCGAATCAACGTTCGACTTCTGATGAACTTCATTCGTGTTAGTCTTGAGGAAGCACTGCGTCCTTATGTGTTCCAACTTAATACTGAGTTTGAACGCAACAACGTAACTTCTCTTATCGAAAACTTCCTTGAAGACATTATGCAACGCAATGGTCTTTATGACTATAATGTTATTTGTGATAGTTCAAACAACACAGGTCAAGTTATTGATCGAAATGAACTTATCGCAGATATTTACCTGAAACCTGTTCGTGTTGCTGAGTTCATCAAACTTAACGCGGTTATTACCCCAACTGATGCAGATATTAGTTAAAGGATAGGAGAATAATAAAATGGCTACAATTCAAAATGTTCGAGCAGCTAATGAGCCACAACGCATGTATCAGTGGGAAGTCGAGATTCAAGGGCTCTCTACCGGCTCTGAAGAGTCCTTGATCTATCATGCTCAATCGGTTAACCTTGCTGAAAAATCTGTTGAAGCGATTGAAATTCCGTATAAAAGTGAACGTTCATTTTATGCGGGGCGTCCCACTGATAGTCGAAACGTCACCATTAACTTTTGGGATGATGAAAGTCATACCGTTTATAGATTCTTTGAAGATTGGTATGATGACCTTGTTGCTTCACCCCTTGGTGGATCAGTGCCACGCACTGAAATGGTAGCAGATATCGTTGTCCGTACTCTTAACACTGACGAAGAAACTGTTAGTGCAGAGTGGATGTATAGCTACGCTTTCCCTATCACTATTGGTGAAGTTTCTTTAGATTATACATCAAATGAAGTGTTTACTTTTGAAGTTACCTTCCAGTTTGATAAGCGTGTTCGTCAGTAATAGACAATAAAAACAATATTTTTATTGGCCCGGTTGTTTTCAACCGGGTTTTTTTGTTCTAAATATAGAAAAAGGGGTTAATTAAATGCCATTACCAACTCCACCAATTCCAACACCGGGAGGCGCAGCTAGGTCGGTTGTTCGTAGGGTAACAAATCCTACCGGAGAACCACAACGTGCATATTTGTGGGAATGGGAAATCGTTGGACTCTCCGGAGCACTAAAACACGAAGATGTCTCATTTTACACACGAAGTATTCAACTGCCGCAACGAAGTGTTCAACGTATACAATCTGAATATCTTGGTATGCGCTTAAGTTATCCTGCTAATGATGATTCAGATAAAACACTTACAGCAAATATTTGGGATGATGAACGTATGACCTCTCTTCGTTTCTTTGAAGGATGGATTAATCATACAAACACTCCAAATATTGGAGCATCTGCTACAAAGGAAAAGTATACAGCAGATATTAAGCTTTATCTTAAAAACAGTTTTGATTTATTCACTGTTCTTAAAGTTGAGATGAAGAACGCTTTCCCCTATCAGAGAAGTGAAGCAGATCTTTCTTATGAAGACAATCAACTTTTTCAATATAGTGTTTCATTTTCATATGACTTTCTTTATCTAAATGACCAAGATTATGAAGATGTTGGTGGTGGAGATGGTGGTGGTTTATTAGAACAAGTTACTGATTCTCTAGGATTTTAAATTATGGGCTTTAATTTTAAACTTAAAGAAGCACTGGAAAGAAAAAAGAACTCTACACCATTAAGAAATGATCTTTGGATGGTGAGATTACCTGATATTACTAATTCGCAATACGAAGCAAGTGCAAGCACTGCACCGGCTGTAGCTGTTGGTAAAGATAATAAAAAAGCGATAGAATATCTTGATGATATCGCGGATATGGAAGAACTTAATCATCGGGTGATCGCCTTTTCTTCATCATCTAATGAATTTACTAGTGAACAAGTACCAGACGGTAACACCTATTGGTATACAGTATCTAAAGTAGATATTGGTAATATTAGCATGTCCGTTGAAGAATATCAAGATGGACTTACGTACAAATACTTTAAAACGTGGCAAGATATTATTAAGCCAAATGAATACTACAGTCCCCCTGCACTTTGGAAAAAAGATATTGAGTTTTATCGTATTGACGTAAGCAAACAGTTTTGGCTTCATAAACACACTTACAAAAAAGCCGTACCACTTCAAATCAATGAAGTTAACAACACATATGGTTCACCAGAAATTTTAACTTATGATGTTAACTTTTCTGTTGACGCAGTTAAACACGAATTTAGAAATATTTCTAGTGAATTAGAAACTTATGAAAAAGATCTAATTGAAACAGAAATTGAACGTAAATGGGAGTTTTCATCTGTTGATGAAAAACGTGCGGCTGAAATTATGGAACGAGTGGCGTCAGACTTACTGTTCTAAATAGAAGAAACAAGCAACCAGTTTAGGAGGTTTTTTATGAGTAATCCCGTGAAGTTTATAGATGAGGAAGAGAACAACGAAGTAATGGAAGATGTTGTTTCAAAAAGTGAGAGCAAAACATCAGATAATACAGAAGACAATTTAACGAATTTCTATCAAGTTGAACTTCCATCAAAAGGATATCTAGGTTATCCATCTGTTATTGAATATCGTGATGTTGTGTTTGGTGATGAAGTTAAGATTAAGATGGCAACCGATGAAACTTATATTCGAACCGTGAATAAGGTTCTAAAAGGTATTCTTAATAATCCGTCGTTTTATGATGATATCTGTATTTTCGACCGTGATTATCTCCTTCTTTGGACTTTTGCAAATAGTTATAGTCCAAAACAACCAATGCAAATGACGTGTCAAAGTTGTGGTTCTAAAAATGATGTTACTATTGATCTTACAGAACTTAATGTTACTGACATTGACCCAGAAATCCCTGTTCCATTTAAAATGGATCTAAAATCTGGTGAAAGCATTGAAGTACATTTGCCTACGGTCTCTGATGAACTTGTTGCTGAATCTCTTTATCGTGATTCAAAGGAATATAATTTTGATGATTATATGATTCAGTCTACAATCAAGGTAAAAGACAAACAGTTCAAGAACCAAAAACAAAAGTTTGAATGGATCATCGAAAATATTAATGCTAAAGAAATTTCGGTTATTAAGAAGTTTCATGAACGGTTTAGTTATGGTGTAGATGATCGTATTGAACGTGAATGTGAAAACTGTGGGGAGGTAAATACTGGTCGATATCCCTTTCGCTTGGAGGACTTCTTCATTTACAGTGGACCAGAAGACGATTTTGAATACTATTTACGCCTTAACAAGAAGACTTAACCTTGGTGATCCGCGTATAGTTTATCAACTTTCTATTCATGAAATAGGATACTTTGTCGATCAACTTAATAAAGAAGCCCAAGAATAGCAATTAATCTTGGGCTTTCTTTTTTGAATAAATAAGAATAGATCAATAATTTATGGGGTAAAAACATGAAAGATGAGAATGATAGATATATCACAGAACAAGAATTAAAAATCTTATCAAATAAAGCCGAACGTCTTATTTATGAATCTGTTGCACGGTTCCCAATTGAGCAACGTGATCCGGGTGATCCTGAATCCGAGCAACTAGAAGATAGTGAATCAGAAATTGATGAACTTGTTCGTCGATTTGATTTAAGGCAGCAGGCTATTAAAGAATTTAGAAACAGATCCGATCTCCTTCAATGGATTAACGCATGGAACTCTCCAGCACATTACCATCCTGATGATCTTGTAAATCTGTATACTGAACTTACTGGTGTCAATAAAAGTTACAAAACTCTGTCACGAATGGCAAAAGAACTCCATGAAAAATTTAAAAAGCTTGATTATAAGACACCACAAGAACGCCATGATGCTTCAGTAGCATATCAATCAGCAAAAAGAAGAGCATCACAAGGTGCTGGTGTTGGTGGAACAACACGCGGATCTAATGTTAACATGGGATCAGGAAAATCAGTAAGAAGTGTTCAACCAGACTCATTCCCCGGCAAAGTCTATCGTGATAAAACTCGTCTTTCAGATGACATCATTAAAAAGTGGAAAAAAACCACACTTCCTAAATATCTTCGTGGTGAAACCACATATCTTCGCCACTTCATTATCGGATATGAAATGAAGTTTGGTAACCTTTTTTATGAAATTTGGTACAATAATAAATCAGCTACTTTTGAAGTTATTGATCGTCATGGTTATCCACTATTTGATAAAATGAACTCTTTAAGGGAAGCAGTTGATCGTTTTATCGATATGATTTCAGATAAAGAACCGGCAGAACGTGAAAAAATTGAACGAGATGCACGCAAATTTTATAGAGATGCACATGGTTCTATGAGTGCTGCTAAACGCCGTGAAAAACGGGCTGTCTTTGAATCATTTGATACTGATGAATTTGATAACCTAATGGAGTCTATCGAAAGCGAGATTGAACCATACTTTTATGAAGAAGACGATGCTCATCGTCAACAACGTTTAAAAGAATCAGATTCTATTCGCCAAATCCTTCATCAAACGGTTAAAGACGAATTACTTGAAGAATACCATGAATCAAAATTATCAGAAAGACAGGTTAAGCGTCTACTCTTTAACCTTGCAAGTGGATTTTTAACTGATAATGAACGTAAAAGCTACAATTGGTACGAGAAGGTTAAATTAACTGCTAAAAGAGGCTTCAGAAGTTTCTTCCGTCTTACTCTTGGTGACGTTCGAGCAGACTTCATCGTTGGCTTTAAGATTGGTGACAATGGTGTTAAAACTGAAATTTGGGAAATCTATCGTAAAACTGGTAATCGCCCGTCAGAGTTCTATGTTGTTGATGTAACATCTAAGAAAGTTCTCCGTCGGAACTTTAAGAATCTACGTCAAGCAATTAATGAGATCCGTGATAGATTTATTATCGAATAATCAGGATAGGAAAAGACAAGATAAGGTCAACCCACTATGGCTAACAATAGTATACTATTTTCAGACAGTGTTTCTTTTGTAAACAAGTCAAAAGAAAGTCGCAAAGAACAAGAACAGCAAGAACGTTTGGTTCGGGCAACCGAAACCATGAAAGATGTTCTTGTTCGTTCACATCAAAAACGTGATTATGACTCTTCACCTTTCGCAGCATCACATACATATGGTGAAAGAAAAATCCCGGATCCTATATCTTCCCAACCATCTTTAATGGGTAGACGCAGAAGAGAGCAAGAAAGAACGATGGGGTTTGAGGGGTTTGGGGGAATACACACAAGAAGGGATCAACCAAGAACACGCTCATATGCACATATTAATGAACAAGATCCTCAACAGCAAGAAAATTTAAATCAAATCAAAAAAGTTAGCCTAGAAGAATCAACGTGGGTTCAACCTGTTCGTATTGTTGATGATAAAACTCGTATCGGCGAAAATTTTAAAAAAATGCATGATGATCAACAATTTGTTTCTCGTAAACAACATGCAGAAAGTATCATGCATTTTCGTAATATTGCATCAACAATTGAAAGAACATCACAACAACAGGGTCGTTTATTTTTAGATGCGTTGATTATGCAGTATCAACGCTTTATGCGCAATCCTTTTTATCATACTGTTCGCCTTGCTCTTAAACCACTTTCAATGATGGCGGGAATGTTTGGGCGTTGGCTTCGTAGGCTTTTGATGGGTAGAAAGTCTACAGATACGGAAAAGATCATTGCTTCTATCAACAAACAAACAAATATCATTCGCCAAGGTGCAACAGGAACAGAAGGTCTTCTTCAAACATTTCGTCAACGTGGTATAATGGGTCTTATTGGACGTGGCACTCGATCTGGTATTGGACGCATTGCTCAAGCACGTACAGGTGAGTCAGCGCAAGAGATCGAACAACAGCGAGCACAAGGAGAAAGAAAACTTTCTAAATTTGATAAGTTTCGTCTTAGCCTTCAACGTGAACAAGTAAATCTTCTTAAAGATCAAGAAAAAACATTTGGTAAGTCTTTTGATAGTATTATTCCTGATAAATTAGACGAAATTATTGATCTAATTGAAAATGAAACATCAGAAATTAAGAGTGTTT